ATCCGTCTTCAGCCTCAGAGATAACATAAAGATTTAAATTTCTTTTTGAGCTATTTGTGTCTTGCGTTATGTTTGCTCTTTTAACTGAACCAAATTGAGCAGGCATACGATAAATTAAACTAATGTAATCTTGCTTTGTAACTGCTCTGTTTTGAGCAGCGTAATTATCAATCGCTCTAACTCTAATTTCTTCTGCTGTTGGAAGAGATACGCTACCAACAATTGGTTCTTCATTGTCAACCTCAAAAGCAGAGATCTGCTGTAATGCTGTTGAATTAGCTACCGAGCTTTTTCTAAACTCTGTTTTTGGGCTTACTACAGTACTAATCGCCCCTACAGAGGCATTAACGTCTTCGATGGTGTTCTTTCTATAGTTGATTGTTAAAGTTGTGTTTACTGGTACAATGCCCAACTTTTCTGTTTTTAGAATCTGTGATGGATCAAAACTACTATTTGAAAAGTAATCTCTACCATTTAATTGTAAAGCTGCTGATGTTGGATCTGGAAAAGACTTATTTTCAATTTCGGTCTCTGAACCAAATCCAAACTGTAGGTATGTCTCGTTGTCGAGTGTATGTTCTACTGCGAATCTTCTTGGGACATACATGCTTCTTAAGACGTATGGAACTGTCTCATCATTTTCAGCTATATTTCTTATGGCTCTAAATACAGTATTTTGGGACAGATAATCGACCTCGTAATATTCATTACCATCAGAGTCAATAACACTTAGGATACTACTAACGTTTGTATCTCCAAGTTTGATTTTTAGGAATCTCTCAAAGTCTCCAACATCTACCTGTTCTTGTGACTGCTCTCCTGAAACAATTGTCCCATACGCTTTGAATGCGTAAGTTAGTGGAGTACCATCATCATTTACTGTTGCGACTTTAATTTCTGTATTAGCGTTTGCGAAATCAACGTCCTCGGTTAGAGTGTAGATAGCTCCTGAGTCGGAGGAAACCAACGTTCCAGCTTTTAGAATTGGAATTAGATCGTTGTCTGGTCCAGAACTGCTATCATTTGCCGGTACAGAAACATAGAAAGCTGCCTCGCCTGTTGCTATTGGAGTACTATTAAATTTATAGCCAAGTTGCTTTGCGATCTTTACAATACTCCCCTCTTCAATGGCTGAGTCGAGTAGTGTTTCGTTAGTCTGATAGTCAACATAGAAAGATAAAATGTCTCCAACATAAGAGATCATGTCGATCATCATTGAACCAAATGATGCCTCATTGAAATCTTTATATGTGTTGGGATAATAAATTTTAGCGTAGTTTATTAAATCTTGTTTAATAGAGTTAAAGTCTCTACTGGTATAGCTAATTGGTGGTTTTACGTTAGGCATTAAAGTTGTTCTCCGTTGAGGCTTAAGGCTAGTTCATCAGTAAAATTTAATGGCTCAATATAATAATTTATTGCTACATATATTTTGTTTGAATCGATGTCTGAGTCGTCAAAATTTATACTTCTTATCTTTATGAATGGCATATACTCGCTAGCTTGTGACGCTATTCTCTCTCGCATTTGAATTTGAACTTCTGAGTTGTAGTTCTCAAACAACATCGCATATATTCCAACACCAAAGTTGGCGTCCATTACTCTCTCTCCGGGGGCTGTTAAAACTAAGTTTTTAAAATTCTGCTTAACAGTTGAAGCCAAGTCTTTTGTTAGTCCATATGGACCGTCTTCGGCTGTCACTCTCAAGGGTAATTTAACTGAAATACCTGTTGCCATTATGTTTCCTCATCAAAATTAATTAGATTTAACAATAGATTATCTAAGTTATTTTCTGTTTCCGCTGTATCAAAAAAGACTGCCTTTTCATAAACTGGTCCATTTGGGAACAAAACACTTCTAAGTGGTTCGGGTATAGAGTTATAAAATGCCTCTGCTTCTTTTGCTGACGGTTCAGAATTCATCATAACTTGTAAGTTCTTTTCATTTTTTTCTAATATACTAATCAAAGGGGAAGGCGTGTTTGTTTTCTTTACTGAAAGAAACTCACTAGTTTTATTGTAATCCATTACGCTTCTTAAGTATTTTACTTGCTTATTATCACTCAGAAGCTTTTTTACTAGTTCTTGAAAAGCTGGTATTTGATCAGCTACTGGCATTGATGGTTTAACAACCTCTTCCGATACCTCTTCTGCTAAAATTATTGGAAAATATAGGTTAAGAAAATAAGTTGTATCGCCAATAAAACCAGGATCCGCAGCGGTCAGATCCGCAACGGTCACGCCGCCAGTTTTAACTTGTTCTATTTCAAAACTTATTAAAGATTTAGACGCCCTCATTTTGAAAAAATCTACTGATGGGTATAAATTTTGAATTTCGTTATAAGCCCAGTAATAATTTCTATTGATATTAAAAATTTTTCCGCCGCTGGATACGCCATAATCATTTGTAAAATATAAATTGTTTTTTAATGTTATACCAGCAGGATCATTACGATTACGATCTTTTGCTTTCATTTTACCAGGGCTTTTTGTTCTTGCCATTTTTAAATAAGCATTTTGTAAAAAGCTTCCCTGCGTTTGATCAAAGCCTGTTACAGTTGGACTTTCTCCCGTTAAAAATGGTAGTGGAAAAGGGTGTTGGTCTCCAATTGGAACGTTTTTATAATTATCAATTCCTTGAAATGGTGTCCATTGTTGTGGTCTAAGAAGTCTAAAGTTATAAGTTTCACTGCCTATGGTTGGATAATAAAGTGTATTAGTCTCATCAATAAACGCAGTTAAGTTATACATCAGTCTCACACCACGTTGTAGTGTATATTCTGCGAAAAGAACATTGTTCGGTTCGTCAAACTGCTCTCTTTCTTTTGCGCCCATATAATAATACTTTTGACGAAGCTCTTTAAAATTTTGTATAAGATTTCCTCTTTTTTTCCCAAATTCTAATTGTTGGTTTTCAATATTGGCTAAAAATAAGAAAAATTGGCTCCCTTCTGTAAAATATGTTTGCTTGTTCGCTGGTTGTAGCCTCCAAAAGTATTCAATATAAAATGGCGATGGTATTCTGCTTATGGGAACATTTACCCCATTATCAGCGAATCGTAATTTCTCATTTTCTTCTTTTTCTTCTAGGGACAAACCAGCCATGGCTGGCGAACCTGGGGCTTTAAATTCATTAACGCCAGGTTTTGCTTCATCAAACGTTGCTATAGCGGGTGGTTTTTGAAAATCTAAAAGGTCTTCTTTAAAAGACTTTAGTTCGTTGTTGGCGAAGCCAGGATCACTATAGCTTGGAATAAGTCTGTGATAAGTTTGATCTTCCAAAAAAGAAAATAGCTCTTCAGACTGCGATTCAGATTGCGTAGCAGTTTGCTGTGAGTTTGAAGTGTTTAATATGTCTTTTACTATCTGGGAGTAGATGTTAAATATAGACTCATTCGCTAACTCTATGGTATCTTGCTCATTGTTTGTTAAAAAATCGTAGTCTGGATTATCTAATAAAAGAGAAGATACAGAGTAGTGATAATACAACTTTTTGTTTTCAAGCTCTTTTTTAAATGTAGCGAAAGTGGTATCGATAAGGGTATTAATTTCAGCGGTATTGTTACTTGATTGTATCTGTAAAATAACTGGATAATTAACTAAAAGTCTTTTTGAGAAAAAGATTCTAATTCTTTGTTCTAAAATTGCTCCAAAGTTTGATTTTGTATAAGCATCAAAGCCAAGCATTTATTCACCTTCCGTTGCGTTGTTTATAATTGATTTCATTCTCTGTAAATTAGCAATAAACTTATTTGTGTTTTTACCACCCTCAGCGATTACTTCATCAAATTGTTCCATATATTTCTTCTTTAGTTCAGATGATTTTTTAAATATATCAAGAATCACTTGAGACAATTTATTTAAATTTTCACCTTTAAACAATTCTTCAATTGACCCTACATCAGCCACAACTTGTGAACCAAATTTGGTTACGTCTGAATAATAAAGTCCTATAAAGAATCTATATTGATATCTATCTCTTTCTAGCAGATTGGTGTCTTCATAGACATCGCTATAGAATGGAAGCGTTTCACCGGATTTTTTGTATATTGGTCCTAAGCCAGATTGATCGAGGTTTATTTGTTCTGAAAAGAATGTTGTATTGTTTTTTATTACGTCTTTGTTTAGTAGAAACTCTGCCTCTCCGAAAGTCAAATTAAAAATTTGCTTGTACAGGTCCTCAGAAAAAGCCTTATATCCTAATTTAAAATCTAGACCATTATAATAATCATCAGGTTTTTTAGCTATTTCACCAAAATACGCTGCTTTAATGAAATCGTTAATAAAAGAAGCTCTCTGTAGGGCTCCCGCTCTCGTACTATTCTGTAGAGCCACCAAATAATCAAAAGATGAATCAACTGCTTTTTGTAAAGCTTTTTTAGAGCTATCAGAAACCAAGTTTAAATTTTCTAAATTGTTAGCAAAATTAAAAACACCATTAGCTAACTTACTACAAATAGAGTTTATTTGATCTGAAAATATATTTGCGCTGTTTCTAGCGTAATCATTTGCTAAATCGTCGCCCAGCAGATTTCGTAACACATTAATGTCCTCGTTGCTAAGTCTTCCAAAGTTGACATAACATGGGTCTGGTATGATTACGTTAGCAGAAACTATTTCTTGATTGATTAGATTCTCATCAATAAATTGGCTTAGGTATCTAAACAACAATGAAATGTTTTTGTTTGATAAAAATGTTGGTTTCAGGGCATTGTTGTTGTAATTTTCAGTAAATATCTTTACTCTTGAATATTCTCTCTCACCAGCAACACGGTTTAGTAAGTTTTTCGTTTGTAAAGCTGATAAGACCTCCGCCGTCAAATCGCTCAAATAATTTTCAATCACCACTAGTGGATCAGAATTAGTCGCTTTAAACTTAATTCTAAGGCTCGGGAATAGGTCTAGAACGCCGTTAAAGATGTTATCTAAGCTATCTTGCCTACTAGCCCTTAAAATCGCTACAATATCAACTGAGACGCTGTTTAAGTCAGTACCAAAATCTGATAATTCATCAATATTTGACTGTAAAGCTAAATCTGTCGGGCTTTGGTTGGCTCCGGTGGCTGTTTTGTCCTTACTTCCCTTTAATTTTTCGTTTAATAAGTCATCTAATTCACCGTCTAACTGACAATCTCCTAGAATTTCTTGAAGCATTACACCCAAAATTTGACCTAAAATAGCTAAAACTACTTCTTGAACAGCGTTAAATACTGCATCTCGGAACACTTTTTGAAAGTCTAAGACAAAAAGATTTGGTAATTCTGGTATTGTTGGAACCTGTGGTATGTTAGAGTTAATTATCTTATCGAAATTCTGTAAAACATCGAGAGTTCTAGCAAAGCTGTTTAACAAATCATCAACACCACCGTCTTTTAAACAGGCGTTAACAGCATCAGCAAAGCCTGTTTCCCCAGGGGTTAAATTAGCTATACGTCTAAGGTTCGTTAATAGCGATTTAGCTAGTAGTTCATCCCATGGAAATTTTGTTAAAAGAAATTCAAAAATTTGGTCTACCGTTCCATTTGATACTATTCTCGCTAGATCTTCATAACACGGACTTCCACTTACTTGAGCTAACGTAACAAAAATCTTTTTACCACCGGTTTTTAACCAGCTATTGTAGCTGTCTAAGTCATAAACTTTTTCTTTTTTCTTTTTCGCAGAAGTTAGGGCATTCTCATTTGCTGGTTTTACCAAGCCAGCGTCAGGCTCTTCTACAGTCGCCGCTTTTTGCTTTGGGACTGTAGGCTTTATTTGTAGCCTTGGATAATGTAGTGTTTCTAAAAACTTGCCGACATTATCTAAAATGAAAGTATCCCTATCTTTAAATGTCTGTGTTGACGATAAGAAACTTGTTCCAAGCTCTAAGTTGGCTGATGAAAAATCTAACAAGCCACCAGTTTCATTAGATAAAAGTATGTAATTTAATCCAATTACAAAACCGTTTATGGTTGATAGCAATATCGGTCCAAAAGAATTGTTGGTTGCCGACATCTCAGAAAGCATATCATCATAACTTATTACATCATAAAGACTTTCTTTGAATTGTAAATTATCTTTATCTATTAATGGTTGAATTTCTTTAGCTAAAAGAGTTTCTGACGCTAATATTTCCTTTAATAAAAATTCAGTTACAAATAAAAACTCTCCATTTATTCCTGTAAACTTTGAGGCTGAGCCAACGGTTTTATCTGTAAAATCAACTTTCTTTATAACAGCATATGCTTTATCAATTTCATCGATATAGAGTGGCTGTTCTTGATTATCTTTTAGTTCTGAAAATTCAAATGGGTTGCTTTTACTTTGGGTTTTTATTACATCGTTACTGGGTTCTGTCTTTTTAGAGTTTTTCTGCTCTGCTCCAACAGCTAATAATACTGGATACCCTTTGTTGAATTTAAAATAAAACTTTAAATCTTCCGTCGCTTTGTCTTGTCTTAAAAGACCCTGTTTGGGCTTTATATCAGTTAAAAACTGTATAAATTGTATTCTATTTTTAACATAGTAGTTGTATATAAGCTCTCCATAAACTCCCCTCATTGATTGACCAAAATCAATACCGCTTGGTGAATATTGAGCTTTTAATATTTCTGTTGATGTAGTCTCGTCAATTAATTCATAAGTTTCTAAATCTTGTTTTACTAAATTGTAAGCTTCCTTATTTTCATTTGTTTCTGTATCGAAAAATAAAGCTGGTCCATTTTGAATCGCCTCATCTTTCTTCTCTAAGATATCACTTGCTTTATTGATTTTATCAAGAAATAGTCTTGTTGTTTCCTGTTCCTCTGTAGCAGAAAAGGCTTGTATTACTAGTGGAGACTTATCATTAAGTTCTTGTCCTACAAAAGTTTTTATTTGACTTAATTTTTTATAATTTTTGCTTGGAAGACTGATGCTTTCTAAAGTGTTGAGTATTGCGTAGTCAAGCCCAAAACACAATCTATAAATTTTTTGCTTTGTATCGACCAAATTAAACAAGAATTTAGAATATTCTGATGAATTTTTTCTGTGGTCTACAACACTAACTAAAAGTTTAGACTTTTCTGTTGCGTTTAAGCTTTCCCAGTTTTTCTTTCCGAAGGCAGATAAGACCGGATTAAAAGCTCTGGGATAGTATTTTTCTAAATTTTCTACATCTAAATCTAATACATTTTCTACTTTCTCTTCTATCAAGCAGCAAACCGTTGGCGTTCCAGTATTGAATGGGGCGCCGGTTGGTGAAACATAAAACCCCTCTTTTTCTCTAAAAGATGTCCAACCATTAGAAGAGCCATCACCGGGATTTGCCGTCTTTATAACCTTGTTGTATTCTAAATCTTCAATAAAATTTTTGTAATGCCACTTAAAGAATGCTTGTTTTGTTAATACTTCGTAAGTTTCTGTATCATTTAATTGGTCTACAGCCAATGTATTAAGAAAATTGTAGTCTACAAACGCAGTTTTTAAAAATTCATCTTTATAGTCGTACTCTTCTTTAAGATTTAATGGGTAGTATTTAATAGCTAACCTATAAAAAAGATTGTTTGAAGTCCCTTGTCCAAATCCAAGATCTATGCCTCCCAACTCGTTTAGTTTTAAATCTTTAACCATTTGAGAGAACTCATCTGGATTCTTGGTTGGGTCGATGCCTGCTCTGGTGTCCTTACAAATTAATCGCAAACAAGCTAAAGCGAAATCATTTTCTTTCTTAGCTTCAAATTGATTTTCAGCCTCAAAAATAGAATTTAGCTGAGATGGGTTTGCTGTTGCCCTGCTCCTTACATACTCTTTGGCTATTTTATAAATTTTACTATCAAAATTAGACATCTAATTTACCTTGTTGTACCTGCTTAAAATATTCTTTGGAGAGTAGGGCTGACTGTAGTTAATCTTTTTGAACTCTGTATTGAGTCCACTTGACAAATTGTTTGTAAGGGCTATAACTGATTTTGGTATATCTGGAGCTATGGCTGATAATATTGGACCTCCGACAGCAGCCGTAAATGGTATTGCTGAAAGCCCAGTACCAAGCGCCGTAAATATAGCCTGCATTTTTATAATCATTTCAATAATTTTTTGCTGATTTGAATTTATATTAGCAACTGTTTCGGTTAGCTCATCTAAAAAGTTTTTTAAATTTTCTCCCTTAACCATTGGTTGTAGTTTAAACTGCCCATCAGTTCTATTACCCGCTACAATGTGAACTGCTCCAGTTTTAGCTTGATTCTTTGTTCCAGTTCCATGAATGTATTCAGTTCCACCAGCGGCAATTTCAACCACTTCCCTACCATGGATTTTAATCATGTCTGCTGTGGCTTTAATGGCTGCTCTAGAGTTTGGTTTTCCTACGAGAGATACAATGCCTGTATCGTCTGTTTTCTCTGATAAAACAATCGAAGCCGCATCTAAAGGACTTGGGTAGGTATAATCTACGCCCTCTTTTTTAAACGGACCACCAACACCCACAGTTATGTTTAATTCTGGAGCCGCATATTTTTCGTTATTCCCAAAGACGATATATCCTGCTTTATTTGGATGTTTTCCGATTAGTTCACCGTCAGAAGGTAAAACTAATGTTGGGTTTGGATAGCTATTATTGTTGGCGTCAACACCACTTTTTGCCTTTGTTGCTGCCTCTAGTCTTACTCTAGACGGCTCAGACAATCTTGAGTTATTTGATTTTGTTATCCCTGCTTGTTGTTGTGGCATATAATAATTATCCTACAATAAGTTTTCTAGCTTTTCAGGTATGATACCAATTTTAGCTTTAATATCCTTAAAAGCAAAATCTTTTATGATTCTATCCTTGCTGCTATCTAGCTGACCAAATGCTTTACCATAGACAGTATTTTCGTCTTTTTTCTTTGGCTGCGAGACCCATCTTCTATTTTTAAGTAAACCAACATTTTCATTGGAGGTCTCTCTCATATATTCGTAGTGAACATAGCCAGATTTTCTTGTAGTACCGTCTCGTAAAAGACCAATGCCGCAAACGCCAAATTTTGTTTTGTGTAGTTTTAAAAGAGCCAAAACATACAAATAAATAATTGTGTTTGGTATCTCATAAGTACCTTCTGTTGGAATTGAGTTGCTTTTTAAATCAGCCTGCTCGTCGTAATTTACATATACAGTAAAATCAATCGCCCTGCCAAAAAAGTGACGACTATTTTCATCTTTGCCGTCTTCTTCTTTTGTCTTTGTATATTTTCTAAAAACGCTAATGGGAAGAACATACACTTTATTAAGAGGAACATTCTCTTTTACGGCAATCAGCTTTGTAAGTTCTTTACAAAATCTAACCAACTCTTTTAAGTTGTTTTGTATTTTAGTATCATTTGTCCCTCTCTGTATTGGATTTACTATCTTTTTTTTCTTTGTAATTATGGTCGCAGCGTTTTGTTTCACAGACTCTGGCGTACCAGAAATAACCTCTACTTCTTTAGCGTAACTAAAGTTGTTATTAGTGGGTAAAGAACTAGCAGGAGTTTCATCATAGTCTTTAAATATGGCGAGTTTAAGTCCCTCGCTAAACCAATTTTCTAATGAAACATCATTACTTTTAAACTTTTTATTATCATTATTAAACGATGTCTTTTTGCTTTCCTTAACATTAATATAAAGAGAGTCATTAACAGTGGGTATATTATCGCAAACTGGTGTTTCTGCGGCAGGTTGACTACCTGTTACATTTTGTTGCGTGGCATCCGATGCTGCTTGTTGTGGAGCTTTTGAGGTTTTAAGTGGTGTTTTAACTGTTTTCTCGGTTATTGAAGTTGCGTTGTTTCTAGAAACATTATCAACCTTAGTAGAATATTCAATAGCCAAGCTAGCGTTACCATTCTTTAAACCATCATCTATCTTGCTGCTGCCAAAAATATCTATTTTATAACCTTTATCACCAGAGTCAGCCCAACTATAATTAAACTCGCTGATGATAATCGATTTTAAATATTCGGCAATATAATTCTTAAAAGTATTGCTGTTTACATTTGGTGTTTCAATTTTTAAATACAATTCTCTTTGAGCTTCATTATTGGTCGTAATTGGTATAATTTTTTCACTTGGCTTAATGGAAGTATTTGAATTAATATAATTAACAACTTGAGTATTCCCATTTAAACTTATTGAAAATTTGTATTGTGAGTTTGTTGTTAATTCGCTATAAGCTTTTGCCGATGTTGCGTTGACTGATAATCCTATCTGAGACAACTCTGCCGAACTTTTGTTTCTTACTATCTGCTTTAAAATATTATCTTTTTTTGCTATATCTGAAAAGTTGTTATAAAATTGAGTGTATCCAAATTTTGGATTGCCGGGGTTTAAAAATACCTTTGATTTAATTGCGTAACCTTGAGCCTCTTCAGTGTTTAAAAGTTTACAAGCGTTTTGTTCCTTTAAGATTTCTTTAGCTTTAAGAAACTTTACTACGTCAATGCTTAATCTTTTCTTATCTTCTTTATCTAGAGTTGTAATTTTAGGATTTTTAAAATTAGAAATATCCTCAAATTCAACATTAACAACATCATTTGGTTGAACGTTCTTTGTTGTTACACAAGATATTTTGTATAAATCAATCGTTCCTATTTCTCGTTTTAGATCAGTTGAGTTTTTTATTTCAACGCTTTGATTTTCATAATAAGTGTAAAGGGCTGGTACATGAAGCAAAACAACTTTACTATTTTCTTGTAGTTGTTTGGTGGTACCGTCTACCCTATCAGCCTCGTATTCCTCATTTAAGAATGGATCAGAAGTGTGACCCTCCAAAACTTTAGTGACAACAGCTAAAAACTTACCTTTGCCCTTATTTTTTACTGATTCTAGTTGTTTTTTAGCTAAGGCAATAAGAACATCAGATACCGTAGTATTTCTTTTATTAGCGATACTAGCAATATCACTTATACTCTCTGCTTTTCCGCTTATTATGCGATGATTTGTATTAGCAGACATTACTCACTAGGTCCCTCTTCTTTTTTGTTGATTTCTTCAAACAACTTGTCTCTTTCAGAATCGGAGAACCCAGTAAAATGATTGGTTTCTGTTTTCTTGAATAGGGCAGTGAGCTTAACCAACTGCTCGTTAGCTCGCTGCATTGTTTCTAAATGCTTTGATAGAACCATGCCAGCGCTCTGGTGGTTTGTTTTACCAGCTTGAATGTCTGTTAGAATCTGAGTTACAAGATAGTCTGCTTTATTTCTATCTTCTTCTATGTTTTTAATCGCCTGCTCGGCTAACTCATCTGGGTCTATCATCTAGGCTCACCATTTATCCAATCATGCTTGAACTCTCGATACCTTTTCTTGATATTGCTCAAGCTAGCTACAAGTTGTTTAGTGTTTAAACCACTAATCTCTCGTAGATATAGATAAATAGCTTTTTTGTTAAAAATCTCAATGTTATCAATGTTTGTAATTAAATCTTCTATAGCTAAAATGGTTCTTTGCTCTGTCTCTTTTAACTGCATTTGCTTCCAACCGTCTATTTCACCACACAAAGCAGTCCAAAACTCTCGGTGGGCTCTGTCGTCTTCATAATGGTTTTTTGTTACAAAGTCCTCATTATCTATCTGCTGATAAACATCGTCACATCTTACTTCTCTTTGAAGCCGCTTAGTGTTCTTCTTGACCTTCTGAATGAACCAGTTCTTGGTGATCACACTAAAATAAGAGAATGCTTTGTGTCCCTTATCAGGATCGAACTTGTCTAAAATAGTTGTGAGCCAAATCTTACACTCATCTGACATTACTTCTATGTTAGGCAAGTTATTAAATTTATATGTATAGATAATCTTATCTACCATCTCGCTAAAAGCTGGCTGTATGAGAGTTCCATAAAGGCGATCTCTCTCAAAACGATCTCTTGTGAGAGCATATTGAATTATTGCTTCTTCGTGGACTTTTGTAAAATAAAGTCTTTTAGTTCTCTTCCGTCTCTGTTTCTGTTGTTCCATTTTCTATCTCAAATAAGTTTCTGAACTTGCTAATACTATCAACGACTTCTTTAGAGTGACGGATGAGTTGACCAAGGGTTTCATCCCCATAAAACATCTCCATCTCATAAACATTGTCTAAATGCTTTGAGAATTCAACCATCTTATCTTCCATCTGTTGGACATCTACGGTCATTTGATACATTACCCTAAGTAAACCTTTAACATACCACACAGCCAATCCTAGAGCGATTGAGAGGGTAATTGTAACTATTGTTAGTGTAACGATCATTTGGTTGCCTCAGCTTTCATCTGCTTTAAGATTTCTCTGTTTTCTTCAATGTGATCAATCACATTTTCTTTAGCAGACTTTTTTTCTTCTTTCTTGCTTATTGTAACAAAGTTTGTAGGAACTTTGTAGGGCTTGCCCTGTTCACAATGAGGACATTCTGTTGGAATTGGATCTTTTATCCCCATCCACTCCCACCATTGTCTATTACAATAATCGCAGTTAAATTTATACTTCGGCACCTGATCTCCCGTAATCATCAGATAACCTTACAACATCATCTAATTCTGGAGTAGAAACTTCAAAAAGCTCTACTGGCTGATCATCAGGGGCTGTGAATCTGTGGATGGTGTTTGGAATAATTCTCCACGATTGACCCTCTTCAAGCCTCATAATATTGCTCTCAAGATCATTTGTTGATAAATCTAAAAGCAATGTTCCCTTTGAAACAAACACAGTCTCATCCTTCTTAACATGAAACTGTCTTGAAAGTCGTTGCCCTTCATTGATCCATAGTTTTTTCATAACATATTTGTCAGTATGAACTATGATTTCTTCATGTCCCCATGGCTTTTTAATTATCTTATTCATAAACAAACTCAGACTGCTGCTCATCAACCTTAAAGGTTGGTGGGTTAGTTACTGATAACTCTTCGCCATCTAGAACAAAGTCAAAATTTTTAAGAACTGGTACAATGTCTGATTGTTCTAGTAGTGACTTTTGTAGAGCCATCATTACGGCTCCTAGTGCTTGATCTGATAGTTTCATTACATTACTCCATTGTTATTTCTAAATTGAGATCTTCCAATACCCTGCTTATATTGTTTTAACTGTTTAAAACAGGAATTTATCCCACTGTTTATATCCACAGTGGTTTCCCAGCCCAGCTTTTTAAGATCTGATGTTTTTGCCCTGGTAAGTAAAACATCCCCCTTTCTTGGTGGACGCCTTTCAAACTCTACTTCTGGGAAGTGACTATGTATTATTTTAATTACTTCATTTAAAGATATATTGTCTCCCGTGCCAACATCAAAAGACTTTCCTGCAAATAGTCCATCATAATTCATAGCGAACACATTTGCCGACACTGCGTCATTAACATGCAACATGTCCCTTCTGTTCTCGCCATCACCATTTAAAAATGGCTTCTTGTCTCCTTTTATATAGTGCATCCAATTAGCTATAGCAGTAGCGTATGCAGTTTTAGCCTCCTGATCTTCTGAATAAACATTGAAATATCTTAAAGACACTGTGTCTAAGCCATAAATTTTAGACCATAGCCTACACTGCATTTCGTCATAAAGTTTTTGTAGTGCGTATGGGCTAACGGGTCCGTCACCATCTCCAACAACAGAAGAAGAGCTTGAAAAAATAACTCTTTTTGCTGCAACCGATTTTGCAAAATTTAAAACGTTTGTTGTGCATAGAATGTTATTTTTTGTTGTCTCTACGGGATTTTCAACACTATAGGCTACTCTTGGAATATATGCTAAGTGAAAAATGTATTCAGGCTTAAAATTATAATACTTCGGATGAAATGATTTCTTATCTAAACCGTGATTTAAATCGCTGTTAATGTCGTGACCATCTTGCAAATCTATACCAATTACATCATGACCCAGTTGTTTTAATTTATTATATAATTTATTTCCAATATATCCTTTATAACCAGTAACCAAACATCTACTCATGCACAACCCCCTTTTTTTAATTTTAACACAAATTAAGTTTTTTTTAATTTAAAAAGTTCTATCCAATGCCTTTCCAAGTTGCGCCATTAACAGTGTAATAATGATTAACCTCTATTTCTGGTGTATACAAGTAAGATTTTTTCTTCTTCAGTAGATCTATAGCCCAATACCTATCTTCTTTTCCAGATAAGCTTTCATCAAATGGTAGATCGATTAAGTCTTTTTTATTATAAAAACAAAAAGCATTGTGTAAAAAAGGTCGATTTTCAATGTCGGACCACATATTTGTTACCTCGCCATCAATAAAATGAGACCAAATATATCTTTTTGTAATCTTTTTACCACGATATATTGGTGTTTGGTTTCCAAATACTGCGGCAAATTTTTTTAATTTTTTCTTTACAGAGTGCAGATCCATTCTTACAATCTGAGCATGGGCAGACAATATTAAAATAGTTTCATGCTGGCAATAATTAATTGCTATATTTAATGCTTTTCCTGGTGAATAGTCATCAATTTTAATTGTTTTTATGTTTAATCTTGTATTAAACATTTTTACAATATCCATGGAATCATCTAAAGAATTATCGTCTACCACAACAACATTAGAATTAGGTAAGTGATCACAAACTGATTGAAGGGCGAATCCTATAAATTGACTCTCGTTCTTATTTCTAATAATTACACTTACCTTATCCATCAAATCTGCCTGCATAATTTTCTCTTGAGTCCTTCTCACAGCTTTGATATCCAGAGCCATGATCAATTAGCATTTCGTTTCTCAGCTTTATATAATTTGATAAATTTTTCATATCGCTTGGTAAAATTGCAAATTTATTATCTCTTCCCGGCAAATCGTTATCTGTAGTAAAGTGCTTTTCAATTACTTTAGCGCCAAACTCAATCGCGACCTTTGCCGATTCAACCCCTTGTATGTGATCGCTATACCCAATTTTTTCTGTTAATTGTTTTAATTTTAACATTTTTGGTATATTTGCTATATCCGGCTTGCATGGGTAAGAAGATACACAATGTAATAAATAAAAACTTTCATGGTTTATTTTTTCATAAACGTTCCTAATCTCATCGTAAGAAGAGGTGCCAGTAGACATAAAAACAGTTTTAAAATTTTTTAAGCAATATGCAATCAACGCTTCATTTCTAGACTCAAAACTTGGTATTTTAACCTCTTTACACCCTATTTTAACTAACATTTTAGCATCTTCTATACTAAAAACACTAGATAAAAATTTAATACCAATCAATTCACAGTATTTTTTCAACTCTAAATGTTTTTCATGTGTCAATTCAGCTTTTTCATATATTTGTCTTCTACCATCATAGTCCCAACTGCCAGATTTAAGCCTATCAACAGACCATGTTTGAAATTTTGCGTAATCAGCGCCACTGTTGTGCGCTGCCAAAATCATTTCTTTGGCTAAGTTCATATCACCACAGTGATTCCACCCTATTTCTGCAATTATCTTAACCATAGTTGATCGTTTCTCCCTAAACTACACTTATATTTAAATCCAAGTTTTTTTAAATTATTTTCGATTTTTTGGTTCAAGCCAAAGTCATCCCTATGAAGTAATTCAATTAAAATTGCCTTTGTTTCTGAAAAGAAATCCGAACACTCTAGTATATTTGGTTCAGCGCCCTCCGCATCCATTTTAACAATGTTTGGTCTTATAGTTTCATTGTTCGCGTTTTTGAAAGGAACGCTAGTTGGATTTTCTTTATTAAAGATTCCATAGGTTCCATTATTTGATTTGCCATCAGAACGCATTCCTATTGTAAACTCACCATCAGAGTCAAACAGTCCGTATTCATGTATTGTAAGTCTACCATCGTTTAATTGTTTTAGTTCTTTTAAGTTATCCGGGTGTGGCTCATATGCGTGAAGTTCACATGCAGGATAGATTTCTAAAAATGATTCAGACCAATATCCAATATTAGCACCAATATCAGCTATAATTGGATTATTTAGACTTACACAGTATTTTTCTTTTAATTGAGTTATTTGATCTAGCGCATGACCCTTGAACGTGCGCTTCATTTTTTTTGTATATAACATTTTAACACTCCCTTATCAATTCTAAATCTGATTCGTAATGAATGTCCACAGCTTCATCCTTGATACAGCCCAATCTTTTACTTACTTGACCAGAATATAAATAATCATACTTAAATATCCGAACGGAACCACTACGCTTATAACTTGGATTCACAGTAATCAAATCATCGTATTTGTTTTCAATCATATAATCAATACACTCATCAAGAGTATGTGATCTATTTGGATTATCGGGTTGAAGACCTACTACAAGGTCGTATTTGCCAAGTACCGCTCTTACAACATTCAAGTAAACATCAACAACTTCAGTTTCACCGCATAAAGACAATTGTCTTTTATGAAATTTTATATTATTTTGTTCGCATAAACTCTTGACGATATCACTTTCAGAAGAAACGATCACATCCACATCGTATTTGCTATTTTTTGCATATTCAACTGAATGTATTAACATCGGTCTTCCATTTAGTTCTCTAATGTTTTTCCTTGATAGCCTTTTTGAGTCTAATTTTGCTGGTATGATTGCTAATATTTTCATTAATTACCTCCTTCCTTGCATATGTATAAATTTGCCCCAAACAATTCTGGATCTTCTACTTTTGACTGGTGTAGGATCTCTCGTTTAAACTCTAAATTTTCTTTTTTCATAATTTCTTCTAATTTTTGATGAGAAATAAACTTTCCACCTTTTCCGTTGGGAGTGTTTATTTTTGAAAAATTATGTTCTTGTTTGTTTTTTGCAATCTTTAAACCATGCTGTTCGTGGTATTTATAGTATTTTTTTGATGATTTCCACCTTTCCTGTTCAGAAGAATAATCCGGTATCATCCAGTCTATTATTAATAACTCACCCTCATTTGCTAGCAAATTTTTAATTATCTTAAACGATTCTATCTTTTGATGATCTGTACAATGGTGCAAAAACCATCGATGAAAAACAAAGTCTGCCTTTATCTTAATTTTTTCTATATTTTTAAAAAAATCGCCAGAGTACTCTTCATAAAAATTAAAAGATTTTTTAAAATTATTTGATATTTTACCGCGTTTTATTTCAAAGTCAAAAACAAATAAATTTATTTTTTCTTTAATTTTTTCACTTAAATTTTTTATTTCTTTGCAATCTGGTGAGCCAATCACCAACATTGTAATCTGATCTCTATTTTCTATAAATTCTTGAATTTTTTTTGTAATTGCCTCTCTTTGTTCAAGATCAAAGGCTGATTCATATATATGCATTTTATAATTTTCCTATCGACCATTTATAAGCTTTTGTCTGACCTTCAACAGTCATGCCTCCAACGTGAGGTGTTACTATTATGTTTTCGCCCTCGTTCATTGCAGCTATAATTGGAGATTGCTTTAAAGACCCAAATTCATCTTGTACTACATCTGTGGCATAACCAGTTAATTTGTTATTAGCTAAAGCAGAAACAATGTCTTCCTCCCTTACCACCTCGCCTCTTGAAGTATTAACTAAATAAAGTTCTTTAGTGGCAAGATTTAACAAATCCTTATTAATCATATGTCTTGTTTCATTCGTCACATGAACGTGAAGAGAAACAACATCACAATTTAAAAATATTTCCTCTAACGTATTTGTCCCCTCTGGTTTGTATGGATCGCAGATATAGACCTCTGCTTCAAATGCTTGACAAAATTTATGCATCATTTTACCGAGGCGACCATAGCCAACAATTCCTATTTTTAAATCTTTAACCTGCCTACCCATAAACTGGGTGTAGTCCCACTGATATTTTGAAACATGGGATTGGCTTGAAGGAATTTTTCTTAAAAGTGAAACCATTAAACCAAAAGCTAGTTCGGATGTAGAAGGTAGTTGATTAATAAGTTTGTAATCATTTTTAAGACATTGTATTTTAATTCTTTTTGATTTACAATACTCTAAATCAATATGATTTAGCCCAGTTGAACAAGTATTAATTATCTTTACAGAAGTTCCGTCTAATATTTCTTTATCAATTAAGTAGAGTTGCTGATTAGGGTTACACACTATTACATCTATATTGTTGCGTAGTAATATCTGTCTTATCTCTGCTTTTTTATGCCCCTCGTAATAGAATGTTTCTCCTTTAGAGGAGAGAAGTTCGGCTACGCCATTTAAATGTTTTACGGGGGTTATACACAGAATTTTCATCTACTAATGACCATTTAAAATTTGTTTAACTGCTTCAAATATATTAAAGATTGATATCTCTTTTAAAATAAAATTTTTTAAAATAAAATTAGAACACAAATCTTTATTTATATTATACGCCCCTTTTATGATTTGTTCACAATTATCTACATGAATGTTCATTTCTTCGTCAGGAAATTCAATATATTCTGGTAAATAAGATAATTTTTTATAGTATTTTTGTTTTTTAAAGTTTGTCGAATAAGAAACCGAGTTTGTGAAGAAAGTTTCCCAAGCTATGCTACTACCCGCCATGTTGTAAATTTTATCAACATGTTTAACTGCTGCAAAATGATCCTGACTTTCAACAATTTTAATTGTCGGGAACATGTCTGCAATATATTGGTATTGTGGTTTATTAGTATACTTTCTCTTGTAAATGCCGCTGTATGGAATCTCATTATCGTAAAATATGTAATCGTGAGGGTAGGTTTTAAGAAGTAGCTCAATGTTATTTTTCTCACACAATCTAACCATGGTTTCTAAAGAATTCATACTTTCATTAAATTGTTTAGTGTGGCTCGCAGGATTGCTAGGAGCTAGCAATATTCTTTTTTCATATTTTAAATCGTATTTTTCATTAAATTGTTGACGATTCAACACCTTTTCGATAGCGTGTGTTTCATACTCTTCTAAATATTTGTCATAATGTGGCGAGCCGGTGATAAAAATTGTTTTTTCATCGTAACCCATTTTTATCATCCACTTTTTCCAGATAGGTCCTTTGACAAAAAAATAATCAGCAAATTGGACTGCATCTGTTAATATGTCGGCTCCCCCAATATCCCATACTGCGATGGGACACTCGGTCAAACTTCTAAATTTTTTTGACTTAAATGGAAATCTTGTTTTTGGAGCGATACGAGAGCTTGTTATTATGAGAGAATAGTTTAAAGAAACATTATAAAGATCATCCCAATTTTTGATTTTTTTTAAATTACTTAAATTTTTAAATTTTTTTGTATCAAAATTAAACTTTTCACTAGAATTAAAGACTTTGTTTAATCTTATATCAGATTCAAACATTAAAAAATCTACGCTATAATGATTTTTTAAAAAGTTATATAGAGGTATGCCATCATAAGGCGTGCTACTCCAAAAACAGTCTCCTAAAAAAATTGCTATCTTTTTTCTTCCAACCACTCTTCCACCCTGTTCTTCCATTTTATCACAATAGGATCACTAGAAAATACTCTTGTAGATGATCGACCTACATGTGTAAATATTGGCACCCCATTTAACTGGTGTTCTTCGCCTCTCATCCCTTCTTTCATAAACAGCATATTCTCTCTTCCATGGTCACATCTAGGGCTGATCAGTGGCAATGATATACCATCGTAGCCCGCGCTTTTTATCTTTAGCGGCAATTGCCACGCAGTATCTAAATGTATTTTGTCTCCGACTTTTCTTCCAAAAAGTTTTGCATTTTTTTCTGTCAAGATTATATCAACTAATTTTGGCTTAAAAGAAACATTTAAGGTTTTTAAAATTTTAGTTTTAAATAAAACCATAATCGTGAAAGGAAAATTATAATAATGGTGATGATTGTTTTCTGTTGCGGCTCCGATGATAATTTTTTTATCATCAAGCTCATTTATTAGTTTAACATCCCAATCTTTTTCTAAAAATGCAACGTCACAATCAACAATCATTCCATATTCAGAACTCATTTGTTCTAGTATTTTATCTAAGCAATATCCATGACCCATAGATCCATGCTCATTTGATAGAGCATCTATAATCTTTATGTTAAAAACATCTTTGTATTTTAAAAGAGATTCTCTATTGACGTTCGGCTTATTTATTCCCAAAATAAACTCTATTCTTTTTTTATCGCTTACAGTGTTTTCTATTGTTTTCATTAAAAAATTAACATATAATTCACAATTTGAACCACAGGCTACACCTATTTGTATTTTACTCATAACAAATTTCTTATAAAAAGTTTAAATCGGTACATTCTTCAGGGTGTTTTAAGAAGTCCAACATTTTATTTGGCTCTGAAAGTTTGCAACACATTTGGCATCTATTTTTGTAATCCAGAGATCTAACATACCGTATGGCTTCTCTTCTTTGTTCTGAACCCCATATTTGCTCTAGTGTTGATTCATAAATATTTCCAAAAGATAAATTTTTGTCAAGAGGGTGGTAGGTGCAAACTTTGACTTCTCCTGTCGCGTCTAATATTGGTTCAAAAAAATGCCCTTCACAACTCCTAAATGAAAAAGCTGTCCCACTTTTTAAATCGTATCGCTTATCATCACTCAAATTAATTTTTTCTCTCTGTTTGCTATCGAGAGCGTCTAAATATTTCCATACTTCAAGATTAATCTCAGCGGTGCCAGTTTTCTTGTAAGATGTTTCAGCATCTTTGTAGTACCTTGGCAAAATTGGTCTAAATTGTAAATAAGAAATTTCATCAGAGTTATTAACCCAGTCAACTAAATCTTTTGCATGTTGTAAAGTGATATTTGGTCCAACATTGCAATTAATACCAACTCTAACTTTTCTATTTTCATATTGCTTAAAATCTTCTAGATTTCTTTTGATAATTTTTACACCGTCAACACCTTTCCACTGTTTGTACTTTTTCTCATCTAAAGTGTCTAAAGAAATTCTTATCCACTCAAAATTTTCTGCTATGAGTTTGTTGTATCTTTTTTTATAAACACCGTTTGTCATCATGCCAAGTTGTAGACCCAAACTCTTAGCATAAAGTACAGCTTCCTCAAAATGTGGGTAATATGTTGGCTCGCCTTGACCTGCATATGTTATTGCCTTTCCTCCCATGTCAGAAAAGCTTTTCAGAAATCTTTTTAAAACATCTATTTCTAGATGTTCGCCGTGTTGATTGTCTCGCCCATTCTCCGTAATACACCAAAAACAAGCCATATTACATTTGTTAGTTAAGCCAACCTCCATGAATATTGGACTATCAGTATCATCTTTTGTTAAATACTGGTTTAATTTTGTATGATGAAGCAACAACTTTGCATTTGTTGCAAATGGGTTCTTTCCAGAAAACCTTGTATAGTTATCATTCATTATATTCCTCTTTCAAATTATTAACAATGTTTTCAATACATTTGTCTAAGCCCCAGGAGGGGCGCCAACCCATGTTTGTTAATTTTTCACTAGATAGGCTGTATCTTTTATCGTGTCCCGGTCTAGCCAAATGAAAATCAACAAACTCAACAGCATCGGCTGGCATGTCTTGACCTGTTGTAAAAAAATAAATCATTTTTGCCAAAGAATAAACATCCCTCTCTTCCCCTGCAATGTGATATATTTCTTTTGGGTTGGCTTCTTTTAATAAAAATAAAACGGCGCTGGCGACATCCTTGGCGTATATCCAATGTCTTGAAGCAACATCCTCTGGTGAGGTGCCATGAAGGACTATCTTTTTCTCCTCTTTTATGCTTTTAAATGTTTTTGGAATAAATTTTTTGAAACTCTCGCGCTCGCCAAGAACATTCATGCAGCGAATAACAAAAATTGGCATATTAAAAGAGTGTGCAAACGAGTAAGCCAACAACTCTGCGGCGCCTTTTGTTGCGGCGTATGGATTAGACGGCTTTCGTAAATCATTTTCTTTAAAATAAACTCCTTCTGGGGCGGCACCCATTACTTCATCACTAGAAAATACACACACTTTTGCTTTAGGATGATTTCTTTTAAGCCACTCTAAAAGATGTGCAGTACCCAATGTATTAGAATTTACAAATGATATACAATCCTCCAAGCTGTCATCGACATATGTTTCCGAAGCCATGTGTACAACATAATCTAAACAGCCGACATCTAAATCTATTTTTTGTGATAAATCTACTTGCACACAATTAATTCTGCTTGAAGTTGGAATCCTCTTTGTGTTTTTTCTATAAAGCGCGACGACGTTCCAGTCTGTCACATCTAAAATGTGTTGTAAAAAATGATGACCTATAAATCCGCCGCCGCCGGTTACTAATAATCTTTTAGCCATTTTTTATTCCTTTGATAAAGATATACAGTTGTGGCATATCTTCCCACAATGCTATTATATTATAATTTATTTTAAAGAACTTTTTAATATAATTTAAAATTAAGACCTCGGGTGTTTCTTGATATATTGCTTCTTTGACATCATTATAACCAAACTTCTCCACTCTCTTAGAAAATAATTTAAACTGTTCGTTCTCTAAAAACGAATCATCCCACACGGTAGACCACAAATAATTATCACTTTCATAAGCACACTCATGCTCTTCATTTTTTAGCCACCCGATTTTATAATCTTTGAATCTCCAATGATCACCCAAGCCCCAGTCAACATATAACTTACCACCGTCATTCAGACTGTTATAACAACGAACAATAAAATCGTCTGGGTTTTTAGAAAAATAAGCACACCTTAAACATATAATAGTGTCATATTTTTTTGGAAGTTCCCATTCACTATTTATGTTCCAGTTTCCCAATTGAAGATCGTACAAATCCCCGTTGAACCATTTGTTATTAGTAAACCCGAGGAGCGCGGTTGATCCAGACGGTTTAATATTTTGATTATAAAAATTAAATATATGTGGATCACTTCTTCCCATAGTTATATAACGCCTTCCATAAACGTAAATTCTATTTCTTTGTCTTGCTCTTGTAAAAATTTTATTAATTCATCTGCTCTTTTAGTAGACAAGTGGTTTCTATCCCATTCACACGCATGATAAACTATCTCTGTCTTATCAAATAATTTTAGTTCTTTAAATGGCGGGTTTACATTATAGTATACAACGCTCTTAAATGCCTCGTCAGCACCTTGGTAAGTTTTTTTAGCATATTCGTCTGGGGATAGTGCAAGGATCTCTATACCGGCGTCATGGGCTGCTTTAATAGAGTCTGGTGACATTCTCCAAGCGGGGGGTCTAAATATTTTCTTAAAGTCACCTTCTAAGCCTGATTTGTTGACTATATCAAACATACTGTTATATTTTTCGATAGCTTCATTATATGATAGGTTTTCAAACTCATCATTGTTGCTTTTGTGCGGAATTCCATGATATAGTCCGTGATAGCAAAGTTCAAAATTTTTTTTAGGCAAACTCTTTAAATATTTACAAAATTTTTCATATTTATAAATTGTTAGTGGGTAAGGAGTGCTAGTTTTCATGCCAGAGGAAGGCATTGTTCTCCAATAAGCCATAGGTATAAACAAGCTAAATTTTATATCTGGATATATATTTATAATTCTCTTACACTCCTCTACTACCTTGATAGAAGATTTTGGGTGTGGGGAAACATCATCTATACTTATGTTAACCTTTTTTCTCACAACATCCTCTTTATTATCCCAATGTACTCTTCAATTGTATTGTTTGCTGTCTCACAATATTTTAATACTTTTTCTTTTTCGTAGGCAAAATTACTATCTACCTGTTGTATTTTTTTAATTAAATCATCAAGTTTTTTATATTCAATACCGTAATCTTTACAATATTCATTAATTGAGCCGCCATTTTCTCTATACAATATAGGTAATCCAGCAGCCATAGCTTCTAAAACATGATTTGCCCCTGCCTCTTCCTCCGAGGCTGTAAGATATATATCATATTTTGGCAGCATTCTATTGAGGTCGCTAACTCCAACCGGGCTTATCACACTTATCCCATCACTAGTAAAGTGTTGTGAATATCTGCCTATGTAGGTAAATTTTACATTTTTATCATTTATTATTAAGCCATCTTTTATTTTCTTTCCAAACTTTTCATAGACTTCAAACCCCTTTTTTCTATTGTCTGACCAATGATGTGTTACTATATTAATGACATCTTTATTTCTACCGGGGACATCATCTCTATTCTCATAAAATTGCGCCAGTGGTCTATTTGGTATTATCTGATAGTTTGAATTAGAGTGTTCTATCATATCTCTAGCCCACTTAGATGGAAATATGAAAAAGTCTGTAGTTTTAAATTTGACAATTTGTTTTAGTATCGCCGTTAATTGTGGCTTCGAATGAGTGCCAACGTCGCCCACCCGCTGTATTATCTTACAGTTGTGATTGATTTTTTTGTAATTAATGAAATTTTGATACCAAATTCCATTTTGGTTTGGTCTTGGATCATAACAAAAGATAATATCTATATCATTTTCAAGTTCATATACTAATTTGTACCCCTCGTCAACTATTCTTTGTTCTAGCAAAGTAAGAGTTTTATTGCCACCGCCATAGGGTCCTTTAACTGATTTTCTATTAAGATAAATTTTTGCCATTATAATTTTAATACACTGTTGTTGTTAGCTGCCTGTTTCATTCCGTTCATTGTTAAGTTATCTAGGTACGCATTCTTTGCAGAATAAAGTTTTCCTACACTAGCATCCTTAATCAAATATGCAATTGCCGTCTGCTGATCATTAAAATTCAAATGGTGATATTTATTTTTCCATTTGAGCTTCCCTAAAGATAGAGAAATTGTTGTATCGTTTTTCGCCTCTCTTCTGACTTTCTCACACACAACGTTACGTTCAGAGTCGCAATATCTTACCTCAAAAAGCTCATAATCGTTATCCATTTCTTGTGATCTGCCAGAAATTATTGAACCGTCTGATGAGTACGCCCTTAGCATCTGGAATGGTTTCAATTTTGTTGTTTTGCAAGAATAGGAAAAATTATAAGTTAAGAAAGAGCCATTTTCCAAGGTTGCGTTACCATGCATCCACGCGTAATTTTGAAAACTTTTTTCACCATTTTTATTAATATATCCTTTTTCATTCTCCACATTTTGAAGGTGACCCTTAAAAGTTTTTGGTATTTGATGTTGACAGTATTTTCTTAGTTGAGCGATTGCATGATACTCAAAAGATCTACCGTCATTAAACACCCAATAAGGTCTAGAAATCATTTTGGACTCGTACACATTCTCTTTGAATTGTTCAACTGGTAAATAAATCCACTGTTCTAGTACGCCAACATTATTTTTCTGCAACCATCTCTGATCGACAACAGGAGTTTCTAACAGTAAAGGACAATCAATCTCTATATCGGATAACACGCTGTAATTTATACTTGGAGGTAAGAAACATAAACACAAATCTATCTCTAAATCCTCAAAATCAACAATATCCTCAACTAGCACATAGCCTTTTTGCCCTTTCAAAGATTCTACTTTCTGTTTAGTACGATTCCAAACAAACATAGAACACTGCATTTTTTCCAATATTGGCTTATAGACGTTAAAAAATCTTTTGCCTGCTCCAACTATTCCCACTTTCATTTAAATTTCCTCAAACATTTGCATTGTCTTCATATGCAACTTACTATCACTATGGTCATCCAAAATTTGTTTTTTACTTAAAAACGAATATATTAGACGTATAGATTTATTATTTTTAGCCTCTGGGCAGACCGAGTGTAAACCATTAGTATCAAACAATATAGCCTTATCTTTATTTGATTTTACCTTCTTACTTTCTAATATTTTAAAAAGCCCTCTATCATACAAGTTATTAGGAAAAAGAATTCTATTTGACCCACACAAATATAAAAGCCTGTCTTGTTTTTCTTTATTTAACTCTGGATAGTAAATTAATTTAACGCCATGTGGGCTTTTTCCGTGTAATTCTCCACTCTCATCATAGTACGTGTCCCTATGCCAATCCATATAGCTATTAGTGTTTTCAACCACTCTAATTTGTATATGAAATAATGAATAATTTTTTAGTGTGGTTTCCTCTATAATTTTTTTAATATTGTGTTGTCTGAGCGACTCAATAAAAATCTTATCATACGACAAAACATCTGGTCTTAAATCATAACTGCCAAGATATTTTGATTCTAAGTTATAACCGTGTTTTAAATCGTTTTTTAAAATTTTAGTTAAAACTTGATCTAATTTTTTTCCACCAAAATTAACCTGACAGAGACCATCTTTATAAAATTGTTTATACATTTTGCAACTTAAAACTTGTTTTAAAAAAATCAATGAACGGCTTGAAACCAGAGGGAACTAAATATTTTTGAACGTTTTCATACGCTAATTCGACATTTGGCTTTCCAATTTCTATAGCTGGATCGTATATGCTCTCTGGTGCCAGAATAACAGAGGCAATTCCCACATCAGTAGAAATTATTGGAGTTTTGTTGGCAGCACACTCTACAATTGATTGTGGTCCACCCTCGGTTCTAGCTGAAACGACATACAAGTCTAAACAGTTATATAAATCATTAACAACCGATAAATCAGGTCTCTCAAAATACTGATATTTTATTCCTGCTTTTTCTAACCTGCCAATAACATATTGTCTTCGCCAACCGGCTAACAAAACTTGTAAATCGCCCACTTGATTGTTCATTTTTTCTACGATATCACAGAATAAGTCTGGTCCTTTTTCTAGTTTTGGAGATTTTAAATCATAGCCCTCTGTGTCTCTTTGAAAAGAACCTACTAAAAATGCATCTTGAGAAATACTATATTTTTGTCTAAGCTCCTGCTTTGGCGAACTAAACCAATTTTTTGAATTAACCCAAAATGGCTGTTTAAAAATTGGTTTTTTAGTAATTTTTTTCAAAAAATCTTCGGTCTGTTTACAAGTAACATGATAAAAATCAACTATTTTATCTCTAATTAAAAACTCTCTTAACGAATCTTTTGTGAATTTTTGTGGAGTAATGTGATGTATTGTTACAACAACTTTTTTTGTTTTTAAAATCTCTGGTGGCACCAGCCTCCAATTAGACGGACTAAAAACCCAGATAACTTCTGCATCGGTGTAACTTTTTGCATAACCGGCGTGTTCTTGCCACTCACCTACAAGTCTATCACATATCCAGTTTTCATTAGCTACTACGGTAAATATTTTCATTTAATAAACTCAATGTATTTTTTAGCTACTTCTCTTATATCGTAACATGAATCATACTTATTTTTAATTTTCTTTGAAAAGTCTAGTGTAGGTGGTTCATACAGCCTTGTTGGCTTAAAATCCCAATTATCTTCAACAACTGTCGCGTCTAGACCTGCGACTTCTTGAGTACCACCAGCAGAACAACAAATAATTTGACTGCCGCAGGCTCTAGCATCTACAACAACATTGGGGCAATTGTCAAGCCAGCCAAGATGTATAAAGTACTTGCTTTTTTTATAAACGGATAACAGTTTTTCATAATTCAATTCCCCAACATAAAAAATGTTTGGATCCTTATAAAAGTAATCTGGTTTACCGGCAATCACCAAGCAGTCATTTTGACCCTTGTGCTCTAAAAAATACTCTATGTTGTCTTTTAGTCTTTTATGTGGTCTCCAAGTAGCAGCGCAAGACCAAACTGTTTCATAACGATCAATTATGTTATTTTTTATCGGTTCTATCTTTTCTATTAAATCTAGATTGGCGCCGTTGTGTATAATTATTGTATTTGGATGTGGTCCAAAAAAAGATGTAACTAATTTTTTACTGAAGTTTGATTGAAATATTATTCCTTGAGCTTTTTGATAAGTTTTCAAAATATTTGAATTTTGCATATCATAGTTGAACTGAGTATTGAAATAAATGCCATCTAACCTTTGATAGAGGTTTTTACCCGCCAAGTTTGAATGATCCTCTATAAAGCACAATGCGCTGTCATAATCTTTAGATGCAAAAGAATGCCCTTGAATTTGAAACTCCTTTACTAGCTTTTGAGCAAAGGAGTTTGGTCCAGAATTGCTATTTAAATTTACATTTTCTAATCTAATCTTCAAAGTCTGCCCTTTCATACTTTTTTTGCTTTCGTATTCTAAGCATTGTTTCATATTGTTGTTTTTGTTTTTGTTTATCGACGTTTATAGCGTTTGCTCTATTGTACACATGTAGAACTTCTGGAATGTATTTTGCTCTTTCCCTTGCCATCTCTAACATGGGTAACATCATAGCCTGATCGTAGGCAGTTTTATAATATTCTCCGTCGTCATCTATAAGATCTTGTTGGTCAATTTTGTCCCAAAGTTTTTTCTTAAAAGTTCTTAGATGAGATGCTCGCCAATCATCCTCTCTGTATAAATTGTTCTCCACCACATCTTGCGGGTAGTCAGAAGGCTCTACACCCATATCTCCAAATGGATAATACATGTAACTTCCATAGGTCATCCAGCAATCTTGCTTTTGATAAACTGTATTTAGATAACTTAAGACATCTGGTGATGACAGCCAATCGTCCGCATCTAGAACGATTATAACATCTTCTTTGTCAATGTTTAATGTCTTTATGGCACTTGATATACCTTTTAAAGCGTAACTTTTTTCTTTATTAACAATTTTTTCAAAATTAGTAAAACCACAATCATCTGGTGTTAGTGAATCATATATTTCAACCGTGTCGTCGGTTGAAACATCATCAATGTACGTTACGGAATAATTTTTATAGTCCTGTCGTTTTATAGATGTCACGCATTTTTGAATCCAATCAGAAACGTTGTATCCCGGTATTATAAAATGAAATCTTGTTTTTTCAGATAGGCGATTATGAGTTATCTCCTGCTTTAAGCATTTATCGTAAAATAAATTCTTTTGTTGTTCAACATAATTTAAAATACTAGAACTGTCGTTAAACCAAGGCTCATCTTTGTGTTGAACATTATCATTTAATATAACATCGCAACCAAGAAGTTTTGCTTCTATTACTATTCTCGGACAAGTATCATATCCGTTTGGTAAAAATATTAAACCTTTAGATTCTGATAATTTTTTTAGCAGATCTTTGTGTTGTAAGCCGCCCACTAATTCATATTTTAATTTATTTTTCTCAGCGTACTCAACACAATTTTTTGTTCCCTTGACCCAAGAATCAGAATTTAAAATTAAATACTTATCATTTTTACTTGTTGAGTTTTTTAAAAAAGAGCGTATCTGGTTTAAACTTTTCTTGCTAAATGAAGAGCTTAAAACATGTGATGATTTATGTTTTTTTAATATTGGATAAATGTTCTCATATTCATTTTTTTGTCCGCTAGACATAAAAAATAAATTTTTTGATTTTGCTAGAAATATTGCTATTAATTTTCCCCTGTGTGATTTTTCACATTCACACTTTTCACCAGAGCTTTCATGCTTACTCTTTAGTCTATACTTACAGTATTTATAATCGTATTCGACAACACTGTAGTCTAATATCGTTGTCGCTACTTTTAGCAGGCATTTTTTATTGACATATTCAAAATTAAAAAATATCCACTTTTTATCTTTATATTTTTCAATAATTTCTTCAGTTAAAGCTGGTGAATTTATTTTTTTATAATTATTAAAACCGGCTTCAAGTAGAGCATCAGAGGTCAATTCGGCGCCGCCTAAAAACTGATTTGAAAAAGCATCAGCTACTACAATAATCATAGCTCTAGTTGATTAAATAGATCGTCAATTTCTGACTGTATTTCTAATTCTTCGCCATATAGTGATTGTACAAAAGAGTCGTATTTTTTATCCTCTTCAAACTCTTGCTCCAACCATTCCTTCAATCGCTTTGCTTCGCCCTGTAATAGCCCATAGTTCTTTACAGCTTCGCGCATAGCTATCTTACAGCTAGATTCGTTTGGATAAGCCCACTGCATGTCAGGCTCAATTACACCCTTCCAAAGAACTTCTTTTTGAACTGGCTTGAGTTCGTGATTAACCCTACTGAAATGGGCTCTGAGCTTCTCTACACCCTTCTTATCCTTCTTAGGGGCATAGAGGAAGTCCTTTTGCCCTCCGAAGTCATGGGTGATTACAGGAAGCCCTGAGTAAGCTGCTTCAAATAGAGGCAAACCATAGCCTTCTCCATGACCAAAGTTGACCATTGCTTTAATCTTTGGATGAACATAAAGCGAGTGTAGCTCTTGCTCGTTCATGTAACCATGAAGGAAATAAACCTTACACTTTCTATCTGGGAAGTTGTCCAAAACAGACTTGAGAGCTTTCTCTAAGAAGTCTTTGTCTATTTGACTATTGCCCTTCGCAAAAGTTTTAACTACTAAACCAACATTTGAATTATCTTTGAATTCCTCACAAAACCAGCCAATTGTGTTAGCTAAGTTCTTTCGTGGTCCCCACTGTGAGATAGCAAGGAAGTTGAAGTCTGTTTCTAGTTGAAGATCTAGCTCTTTTGTCTCGACTTTCTTGACAGGATAGTGAACTACTTCAATTGGCTTATCTAGAACAAAGTCTAGTTCATTTCCATTTTGATCTTGAGCCTTGATTGGAACCTGTAGTCCTGCCTTAGCATGTTCTGAGATAACAAGAATCTTGTCGGCAAACTGGTGACATTTGCCAATCCATTCCTGACAAGCTTTATCTGTTTCAATTCCTGCTGTGTAAAGAATGTTTTGTGGAGCCATTCTTTGTAGCTCATTTGGAATCGTTACCTGAAGAGAAATGTCAAAGATGGGCATTTGTGGATTTTGCTTTTGTTGTTCCAGCAAAGGTTTGGCTTTGATGATTAGCTCATCTAGCCATCTCCTCTCTTCGCTGTCTTCAAAAATCCAGTTAGTACCGCCCCAAGGAATGTTAAGGAGATAGATGTCAAATAAATCTTCTCTAGATCTTAAAGCCCTAAGAGCAAAACGGCATTGTTCGCCATAACCAGTTTGTGATAGGGCTGGTCCCCTTACTAAAATCTTCTTTTTCATGCTACTTCTTTTAATGTCCAATTTTGTTTTCTGTTACGAGTTTCCCAAGATCCATGTTCTTCATGAACCTTTGTAAAAATCTCGTCCCATGTCTTAATAAAGTTTTCAAAGTTGTAGTTAGTTTCTACATGTTGACGACCCTTCAGACCAAGCTGTTTTCTTTCCTCGGGAGTCTTGTTAAACATCTCTAGGAGAGCCTCTACAACCTGTTCCTTTGCGAGTCTGTCCTCATAGATGAAAGGAACCTCTTGTGAGCCTACAATGGTCTTACTGGTTGGTTCTAAACCGACCCCAAACCACTCTTCGCCATCTGTAACTTGCTCTTGTAAGCCACCTGTCATGTTGACTATGATTGGAGTTCCACAGGATAAGGACTCTAGAGTTCCAAGTCCAAAACCCTCAGCATCTGAAATGTTTATAGTAACATCAACCATGTTATACATGGCTGCTAAGTTCTCAGGATGCAGCTTTTCTCTTGAGAAAAGTACTTGTCCGTCGTTCAATCCAATGTCTTCAATTAAAGCCTCTAGATTGGATCCTGCTTGGTCCCTAGGATTAGTATGCATTAATAGAACAGCCTTATCATGACCAACTCTATCTAAGAAGTCCTTAAACCAAAGAATTAAAGTAGCTCCCATCTTTCTGCGAGCATTTCTGTTATTCCAAAAGACAATAAACTTGTCTTTGTTTTCTTTAAAGTTATCTGCTCTAAGCTGTTCTAGGAAATCATCCTCTAAAGGTTTAAAAATATCTAAATTAACAGCATGTGGAACATACTGCCTGTCTACATCTGGTGAGACATTTGCTACAATATCATCTGTAACCTTTGATATTGTAGCGATAAAGTCATTACTATCGTAATTTGGTTTATTATAAGTTGGATAAGGATAGTTATCCCATACATGGTAGTAGACCATTGGGACATTATGGCGAATCTCTTCTTCAATCTGCCATAGCCAGCCCCAAAAACGAGGATCTGTCATGAACCAAACAATATCTGGCTTTTCTGACCATAGCATAGCTCTAACAGATTCTTGTGTTCCATAACCATCTGTAGGGATAATAATCCAATCATCACCAAACTCTTCTGTTTTGATTGGACGATAATCTTCATGCCTGATCAAACCACCAAAAGAAATAAACTGGTACTTACCAGTTCTGAGCATTCCCTCAATGATATATTTTGTCTGTGTTCCAACACCAGATGGTGTAAGTGGATGATCGCTTAATGTAAATATCTTTATCTTTTTATCACTCATGTACAATGTTCCGTTTTAAAAAATGGGCAAGTTCCATACATTTTATGACAACTTAGCCGATTTTTTAAGTGTCTTTCGTTAGAAATATTATACAAGGCATCTGTCAAAAGTTTAACAGCATTTTTAGTTTTTTTATCACCACTTGTGACCCTAAAGATCTCAACCTTTTTTCCTTTCTTTGCTGTTCGCTTGAGTAGTCCAAAGTGAGTCTCAATCATTGATGGGTCAACACTGTATTTTTCAGCAAAGAACTTTTTGTAAAAAGTAAGCTGATAAGTGGTAATCTTTTCTGCTTTTCTACGGGCATCCCAGCCCCAAGAGCAAGTCTTCCAGTCTAGAATGTGGTACTTGCCGTCTGGAGTCTTAACGATAAGGTCAACATAGCCCTTAAAGTCATACTCTTTATTAGGGAACTCAATGATTCGCTCAAAGAGTTGCTCCTCAACTTGGTGAACTTCATACTCACCAAAATAGTCTTTTAAGGCATCGGTGACTTCTACTACGATCTCCTTGCCTTGATTCATAAATTGATCTATTGTTTTTTGCTCTACATCTTCTAATTTTGTGAGTTCTTCTTTGAATCGGCTTTCAAAGAGTGTAGCTGGATCGCTAACTTGGTGATCCATTGGTGCAATTTCCTCGCACACAGAGTGAACAGCCGTTCCAAAGGTCGTAAAAATAGAATCAGTAAGCGGATTAAGTTTATCTTCATTTACTAATTTCCTGTAGTGTGGACACATGGTCCAGTTTTTAAGTTCTGAATAAGAAATATGTGGCATAACATCCTCAAAAAAATTGTCTGAGTTTATTATACAACACTGGGCTCATCCTGTAAAGCATTTGTTGCTCGCCCTTCAGCCAGTTCTCAAAACCTGCTGCAAAGTATTCTCTTAAAGATGTTGCGGCATAAGGGTTTGTAAATATGCCTGAGCAATACTTCCAAAGTTTATCGTAGCCTATTGTGTTTGCTAAATAATCATCCAACTCTTTTGAGTAGTTTATTTGATTAAAGTCAAAAGGAGGCGGTCTTCCACCTTCGTACATTGATATCACATTCTTAAGTTGATTTCTTTTATTTTTAAATTCTTTTGCTAGGAATCCGTCCTCATAGATTTGCCCATAGTAGGGCTTCTCAAATGAGTGGGCTAATTCGTGAAAGAAGTTCATTAGAATGTCTTCGACAAAATCAACATTGTTAGATAAATAAATTGTACCGTCCTTGTAGTAAGACTTATAATTTTCTTTATCCAGCTTTGGATAGTTTCCAAGTTTTATTTTATTTACATGGTTGAGAGCTTTTGGAGAAAGTGTTTCTTTAAGTTTATTAATGAAAAATTTTAAATCCATTGAATTAAATTTACCTTTGTCCTCAATGATAAACTCAACTCCAAGAACACCTTTGTGAGCATTCTTGTCGTGGCTTTCAGTAATAAACTCTCTCAAACCCATCACAATACCTTAGCTGCTAGTGTAGCTACCTTTGATCTTTCACCCTTCTGTAGTGAAATGTGACCTGCTAGATCATAATGTTTAAATTTTTCTACAGCATAAGATAAGCCATTGCTAGTAGCATCCAAGTAAACAGTGTCAATCTGCTCGATGTCACCTGTAAGAACAATCTTTGTGTTCTCACCAACACGAGTAATGATTGTTTTTAATTCGTGAACTGACAGGTTCTGCGCCTCATCAATGATAATAAAGGCATTTGCGATAGAACGACCACGAATGTAGGTTAGAGCTTCGATCTCGATGATACCTCTTTCAGCATACATTTCAAGGGCTACTTTATCATTTCCCATCAAGAACTTCAAGTTGTCTTGAACTGGAGCTAGCCATGGAGCCATCTTCTCTTCCATTGTACCTGGAAGGAATCCAATATCTCTACCCATAGGCATGATTGGTCTGGACACTACAAGTTTGTTGTAGATTGGCTCATATGATCCCTCGTCTAGAACTTGTTCCAATCCAGCAGCCACAGCCAGTAGAGTTTTACCGCAACCAGCGGCACCAATGAGGGATACAATAGGAACATTTGGATCCAACAATAAATCGATGGCAAAAGATTGTTCTTTATTTCTTGCGGTGATTTCCCAGACTCCATGTTTGTGGGTTCCTGCTTTGATGAGCGGTTTGTTATAAGCTAAGAATCTAGCCAAGGCTGTTTTCTTCTCATTAGAATTAGATATCAGCATAACAAACTGATTAGGCAAAAGTAATTTATCTTCCTTATCAATAAAGATTTTTTCGCCAGCATAAAAATGATCAATTGTTTGATCATCTACTAAATGCCTCTCAAAGCCCGTGTAAAGCTCGCTACGATCACTAACGACTTGGTTTATGTCGTAGCCCTCACAAGGGATTCCAAGGGCATCACAGCGGACTCTGAGGTTAATATCGCGGGAAACGACAACTACCCTTCTACCATCATTTACTTCGTTCAAAGCACAGGCAAGAATAATGTTGTCTGGGTCTTTTTTATTTGACTCGGCTGGGAGAGCATTAATATCAGAGATTCTTGCTCTTAGGAGTCCCTTACCCTTCTCAATACGGACTCCCTTTTCAAGAGAGCCCTTTCCACGATATTCATCCAAAAGACGAATGGTGTGGCGAGCATTAGCCCCCACACCGTCCTGCCTCTTCTTATGCTTATCAATCTCTTCAAGAACCTTTAATGGAATAACAACATCGTTTCTTCCAAAGTTTTTAAAAGCTGTTGGGTCAGAAAGATAAACATTTGTATCTAAAACATAAGTTTTTTTAGCCATTTTCTACAATCTCATCGACAAGTCCAAGCTCTACACACTTTTCTGCTTCGAACCACTTGTCTCTTTTAAGTATCTCTGTGATTTGTCGCATAGACATGTTTGTTTTTTCTTTATAGATCTTCTTAATCTTTGTCATTAACAAATCTAGATTTTCCATCTCATCTTTGAAATCCTCAAACTTGCCCCACATAGCGGAGGAAAGCTGATGGATAAGCATGTGTGAATGCTCGTACATAAATCTTTTATCTCCGACAACAGAAATAAGTGTTGCTGCCGAAGCTGCTGAGCCGTCAATGTAGGTGTGAACTGGAGTCTTACAGTTCAAAATTACATCTACAGTTGAGAAACCAGCGAAAACAGATCCACCGTAAGAGTTAATGTGTAGCTTAATTGGTGGTGGCTCTGAATCGTATTTGACCTTAAAAACTTGTAGGTCCTTGTCTATGGCTCTAATAGCTTTGTTTAATAGCTTAGCATTCTTTTCGCTAACTTCGCCATAAAACATAATTGTGTTATCAGAGACATCTATGCAGTCCATAGCTGGTGGTGGTCCATCATTACCACCCATTAGAATGATTGGTGTCACTCCACCGTCATCTTGAGACTCTTCTTCGATTTTCTCTTTGGTTTTATCGTCGCACCAATAATATCTTGTCATGTTGTTTCCTTTTATAATTAGTTGATTTGGTTTGGATTGTATGAGTTGGTTGGGTAAAGAATTTCATAAACACCGACAATTCTATAACCGCTGACCGACTGATTTAATTCATCCAGCTTATCATAAGCGAACTTCATCGCATCTGAGAAGTCGTCAAAGACGACATCATAACTGGTTGCTAAACTTTCTTTATCATTCTTATAATGAAATTTAAAAAATTTATCACTCATTATTTTCTCCTATATTCTGTGTGGATTGTCTGAGAAGTGGATCTCAAGATCTTTTACCGCATCTGCTAAGAACTCTTCGATTCTATGTTTGAATTCTTCTTCTGTAGAGTAATACTCAAAGAAATCAGACTTTCCGTCGTTGTTCTTCAAACTCCAGTTCTGTACTTGTCGAACTACATCCATTTTATTGAAGACAATTTTATTTACGGCATTCAACTGAACTGCTCTCTTCAAAAATGGCAAGTCGATCCAGTTACACTGTCGAACTCTGCCTGTTGTTGCTCCGAACTCTTGCCCTGCTTCTTGAATATGTTCAAACACCTTGTTATGTGGTGGTTGGAACTTCTTAGAACCCACATAAGTCTCGTAAGCTTTAGCAACTCCCCACACATCACGGATGGCATAGTGAGGAATAGCATTTAAAAGGACTGAGGATGTCAGACAATGGCTTGAAGTTACGAAAGGGTAGTCTCCCCAGTCAATGTCCAATCCGAAGCCTTGAGCCCCTTCACAGAGGATTTTAGTCTCACCATGGTTCCAAAACTCATCATGTAGATCAATTAAAAATGGTTTGAGACTTGGAATGTCCTGAGCTAAATAACCATCTCTGGAATACTTGTCTCTATAAGCAGGACCATTTCCTCGCTTTGTAGTTCCAATAGCGGTATCTTTACCGTCCTCTTCTTTATGTTGATCTGTGATTACATGGCAGTTTTTAGCGATATAAATAAGTCCCTTAGTGTTGATTCCACCTGATTCCAATTCATCCAACTCTCGGAAAAATTGTACAGGATCAAGAACGCAACCATTGCCAATGATACTTTTAATCCCAAAGAAAACACCCGCTGGAATGTGGTGAGTAACAAACTTCCTACCTTCATGAAAAATAGTGTGCCCAGCATTGCAACCGCCATTGAACCGTAAGACATGTGTATAACCTCCCGTTTTACAAAGATGGTGAGTAACTTTACCTTTGCCTTCATCACCATATTGAAGACCAACAACAACATCAGCGATCATTTGTCTTCTCCTTCCGTTGCTTTTTACGGGATTTCTTTTCTTCTACCTGTGTATCAACTACTGTTGAACGGGTCTTAACTACAAAACCTTTAATTTGTTTCTTAACTTTTACTTGTAAATTTTTATCTGAGGAAAGTTGTTTTCTTTTGTTATCCGCTTCCTCAAAAGTGTTAAAGCGACCTGCTGTCTTCCAAGGTCGCCCAAATAATGCATTCGCCTCCATAGCACCTCCTATTTCTCTGGCTTAACGAAATATGTTTGAATATAATAGCTGGCTACTTTGAATGTTTCACCAGTCTTCACACACTGCATCATGTGTGGTTTATAAGTATAAACATTTCTTTTCTTACTGTCAAGTCTTTTCTCTATCTGTATTCTTTTTTGACCTGTATAAATAAAAAGAGACTCTTTATATATTTTATTTTCTTTGTAGACTGGTGAATAAGAAGAGAGCTTTAAAGTATCATTATTTATTACTACCTGCTTTTTGGTAGTTGGTTTTATAATATAGAACTCTCCTACAACCAGTTCTGAAATCTTCATAAGAAGATTATATCAGTCTTTAGTAATTTTGTAAACCTTATCGGTTGGTCTTAGTCTTAAGTTGGACGGTCCACGAACAGAAAGTCTAAAGGGAACATAGGCTTCTTGATTAGCTCCCCTATCATACTGAGTAACCAATTGAGACATTTGATTGTCTGTAAAGTCCGCAGATATTTTTACACCAGTTGGTGGTGATTGAGTATTTGGAAAGGTACCGCCGCCTCCTCCACCACCTTCTTCATCAGGTGAGAATAGGAAGTAATATTGTTGACTTTGCTGGCGGTTGTTTGGATCACCCGGATAGTCTAAATTTTGAGTACCGATTTGTCCATTGTTTGGGATCTTAACAACAGCACCATCTCTCATAACTTGAGACCAGCCACCATTTGAGTTGTTTTCTACATCATAAGGAGCAACAGTCGATCCAACAAAGTCTCTAAATTTACCATCGGCATTAGTTCCAGTGTTATCAGTAATTGTTATTTTAGCACCAACAGAAGCATTGCTTGTTGCTCCACCAGCCGATGCGGGATCATCGTATCTAAATTCAATTCTGTTTGTGGTTTCATAAAGAATAACTTGAAACTTTAGATTTGGGTCACTATCATTCCAAAAAATCTGAGAATCAAAATCAACAACAAGTTTTCTATTTGGTGTGGTGCCTTGTAGTTCATAGCGAAGACCATTTCCCATGGTTCTCAAGTCGTCCCACCATGGACATAAAATAGTTCTTGTATCGACCTGAATTAAATCGTTGGTAAAGTCAGCACTATCAGCAGCACCAAGTTGAATGTATCCATCTGTACAAGCAGCAAACTGAGTATAATCAGTATTATTAAAATTAAATGTAAAGCCAATATTGGTTAGAGCACTAATGCTTGAGTCAACACCCGAACCAAACAAACTTGTAGGGCTTGATAGGGCTACTCTACCAGTATCAGTGGTTTTACGATAAAGATAATAAGCATCTAATACAGCGGTTGCCATTTATTAAAATCCCAATTCCGTTATTTTTTGCTGAACCCAATCAGCAGCAGTGTCAGTAACACCAGCTAGCTCATCTTGATCTGGTTGTTGATTTTCATAAGACTTATCGAAGATTTGATTTGCTTGCTCGCCAGTGATTGAACCGAGTTCAAGAAGTCGATAAATTTCTGTTTTTATGTTATTTCTATTTAAGCTCATTCATCGTCTCCAGTTTTATAATTAGCCCTCTTTTTTAAAAAGCCCCATGTCTTCATGTCTACACCAAGGAATCTGCTGGCTGAACTGTTGGTATTAAAATGTTGTTTTGTAAAGTCAATTAAGCTTGTTTTAATCATATCTGGTAGAACCATCCATATTTTAAAGCCATAAGGCTCACCATTCAGGGCTTTGGCTCCTATCTCTAACTTTAAATGGACTAGTTCTTCGACAGTAAGATTAGCAATTAAAGCTTCAACATCTTTGCTAATTCTTTTCTGCTCTCTAAGACTTTTTAAAATACTCATGATGGGGCGCAACTTTTCTCAAAACTTTAAGAACATTAATTCCCTCTTCAAGAGTGGCTCCCTCTTCACCAGCAGCAAAACGGGCTGTGTTGGCTTTTGCTTTCTCGTACTCTGGTGAAGTTGGTTCGGCTAGAGCAGCATTCTCTTCCTGATCGAACTGGTCAAAATACATCTTAAGGTTAGCGACTAGGAAATCAGCATAATCTTCTTTATCAGACTTGAGTGAAAGCATGGCATAACCATCAGCAATCTGCTTTTGGACTTTGGGGAATGTTCTTTGAGCCATTTCCATGCCGGTGTCGTCAAGGGATCCAATCTGAACAAACTCTTTTTCACCAGTAACAGCTTTGGCTACATTTGTAGCTCCTTTTGGAGCCTCTGGCTCTGCTTCTGGTACTTTGTCTTCGATGTCGATAAACTTATCTTCATCTCCACCAACTTCAACTTCAATGTCATCTTCCTCGTCGGCTTCCTGCTCGACAACAACATCTTCAGCTAGGGGCTCTTCGACTGGCTCCTCAAGTGGCTCCTCGGCTGCTTCTTCTGGTGGAAGCTCTGGGTTCTGAGGCATTTGAACTTCTTCTCTTTCTTGATCGCCTGCTCTTCTTTCTTCATCTGAACCAGTCGTAAGATCAACTCTAACTAAAGTATTAATAGCATTCTGAATAACATGTGCTCTAAAAGACTTTCTCTGCTCTGGGCTAGAAGTTAATTGTTCATAGCCTTGTTTAATAATAGGGATTACTAATTTGAGAGTAGTAGCTAGTACATTGATACCTGTAGATCTATTAGGAGTATCAGTGTTTACATCTGTAGCTTCTCTTAGTAGTATATTCTTAATAATAGATCTAAGCTTGTTTTTATTTAAGGCTTGCTTAAATTGCTCTTCTAATCTTTCTTTCTTCTTTTTAATAATACCTGCTCTAATAAAAGCTCTTAGTTTTTGTTCTTGTAGTTTTTCCATAGTATAAATAGCCTCTACTTAATCTTCTTCTCTTAT